CATCAACAATCTTAGGCTGACTTGCAGAAGTCCCCTGAGTTGCGTGATTACTGTTTCCTGATTGGTCATACCAAGTTTTAACGTGGCCGTTAGATGTAGTTTGAACTATCTTAAAGTCATCAATACGCCATTCAGTTGTATTACTTGTAGAACCAGCAAATAAAAGTCTTTGATTTCTATTGCCACTTCCTGCTCCAAGATTATTTACAAATGTTAATGAATGCTTTACCCACTCACCACCGTTTTCGCTAAAGCTAATTTGCTGTGAGCTACTGCCTGTCGTTCCTATTTTTAGGACAAGATTAGCTGACCCGCTAATTGCCTTAGCATAGAAACTAACAGTATAAGTAACACCATCAGTATCTTGCATATATGTATCAGTTCTAACTGTGCTAAACGTATTTACATGGCTTGTTAAATTTAACTGAAGACATCCAGAACCACTGAATCCGTCAGATGTGTTACGCACTGCAACATTACTTCCTCCAGTGTTAAGGGTAAACCCACTAGTATTGGTTTCAAAGTCATTGCTAAAAAGCTCAACATCTTCATTTACAAAAGCCAACAAGGTTCCATCAGTAATCTCGGTTGCTGTAAAGTTTTGCGTAGTATCATCACTAGAACGTCTTACCTCTACTACGCTACCTGTGTAGCTTGAGCTAAGGTTACGCAATCCATAAGCCGCAGAGGCTCCACCTGCTACGTCTAGTGGCAGCCTTGAGGTAAAGCTTTCATTCGCAAATTCTGTCAGCGTACCATCAGCAACCTCAGCAGCCGTAAAAGATTTCAAAGCTTGATCTGAGGTACGACGAGCCTGCATTACAAACTTACCATCAGCACGTGCTACGGTATCTCCAGTAGCCGCTAAGGTAGCCTGACGTGCGCCTAGACTACGCAGTGAGTAAGCNGCTTTAGCAATCAGGAAGTCACCAGTACGACCGTCAGCCTCTAGCTCACGAATATCAAGGGGTGGGGTTACCTGTGCGTTCGTCCAGTTCTGGAGTGTACCGTTGGATACCTCCTTGGCGTTAAAGTCTCTCTCGTGGTTGTCACTTTCACGACGAACACGAACAACCTTGTTGACTCCTGTAGTGTCGTTGAGGTCACGGAGGCTATAAGCAGCCGCAGCGCCGCCTACTACTTTACTTAGTAGTGGCTCGATGTCTCGCTTGACGGTAATACTTTGAGAACCCCCTAGGGTGGTCTCTTTAGATTGATGCTTAGGAACCGCTGTGTGGTCTACTGTGACCGCAGCTCCGTCTATCTGCATTTCCCGAACCCCCGCAAACTTGTCACGGTTGATGGTATAAGTTTCACTGCCGCCATCTGCGTGGTTGATCGTGAGGGTTCGGTCTGCCATATTAGTTTTTGCTTTTAATTAGTAAGAGATGTTTGCGCCACTACCTGCTGAGCCTGTGTTCACTGTGGAACGACGGACAGTAAGAGCAGATGTACCGCTTTTCTTGGAGCTTTGGCGCTTCTTGAGTGCCTTGTTCTCCACTTTCTGTGCCACCTTAGTAGGAGGTGGGGGAGGTGCTGGTGGTGGTACTGGGTCTGGAATCTCGGGGGCTGACATGCACATAATGTTATTAGTCTTTGTTGATTATATTTTCTGTTTGAATCCGATAGTGGTGCTTTAGGAAGTTTACGACAGAGCGTTGTCCATAGTGAAAGTTAAGCTTAGGAACACTATCAGTGGCGGGGAAATCTGTAGCTGGAAAAGTCTCCTCTAAAGCTTTTAAGAGGGACTTTGTGATAGGTGGTATCTCGGTTAATTTGCCTGTTTCCATCGTTACGGTAGGTTCAATGTTTTAGAGGTCGTTAAGTTCACTTGGAAGCTTGTCTTGCTCCACCCAAGTTTTGGTCTGTTGGAGGCACATAGCGTTCCAGATGATAGCCCCTGCGTGGTCTTCTGTGGTGTCACCTTCCATTAGTTGCCACAGGTGGCGATACAGAGAGTCCACGTAGCGGCTCAGTGGGATACCTTGCTTCCAGTTGTCTCGTCCGTACTTGGTAGCTCCGTCTTCAAAGCGCCTAGCAACAGCCCGAAGAGCATCCACAGGAATAAGGGAGGGGTTCCCTTTACCTTCAGAGGCATCTCGGACTGCACCAGAAGCAAACGCGGAGCGAGCACCAGAGTCAGGGAGAACAGATGTGTTTGTGTTATTCATTTTATTTATGTTTCCTATGTCGTGTACGAGTTGATCGAGAGGGCTAAGCATTACTAGGAGTCCAAAGGGTTACTGCGTTGGTATCTAAGTTATAATCCCCGTGTCGAAGGATACGAGCGAGCCGAGCCGTCATTAGGGCGTCATCACTGTCAAACCCTTTGGCTTCGTAAGCATCCACAACAGTCTTCCAAGTGGAGCCATTCTTCTTTAGGAGCTTCTCGGCTGTCATAGGGCCACAACCTTTGAGACCACTAAAGCCATCCGTAGTGTCTCCCATAAGGGACTGTACGAGGTGGAAGTGGTTGGCTTGCTCTTCTGTGACGATACGAAGGATGTCCTTTAGGTGGTTGTACCAGTAGATAGGGAGCGTCCCGAAGTCCTTGTCACCAGATACAGCAACACGGTTCTCGGAGTCCTCTGTAGCCCAGATACCAATAGCGTCATCCGCTTCGATGTTAGGATACATAACAGAGTCATACTCCTCCATCATCCAGTCACGAAGCTCACCAATACCTAGAGGCTTACGCTTGTCTTTTCGGTTGGCTTTGTAGGCGGGCCACATCTCGTGACGGAACGTGCGCTTAGGAGAGAAGAACAACTTAATCTTCTTACTCTTTAGGGNTTTGCAGATGGTGTCTATCTGACGGTCTGCCTCGGCTTTAGCTTCCACCATATTGGTTTGAAGTGTCCAAGTGTTATCATCCCAGCGCATCTCTTGCTCAGCAGCACAAGCCGCCTTGTAGAGAACCATATCAGCATCAATCAGTAGTAGTTTGTTTTTTGTTTCTTTCATGTGTGTTAGTGTGTTTCTTTCCAGTTGGCCCCGACAGAGTATTCTCCATCTAGTGGGCAGTTAAACTTGAGAACCTTGCCAGCTTTCCCTAGTGCGTTACAGAACGTCCGTCCTAGTTCGTCAGCGTGTTCAGGAGCACAAGAGAACTGGACTTCATCGTGAATGTTACCGTGCATCTCATAAGGCAGCTTAGCCATCTTGGTGAACTCTACGAGGGCTTGCTTCATTACTACTGCTCCTGCTGACTGTAGTAACAAGTTGACCGCCGAGTGAGAGGAACGACAAGGCAGAGGGCGTCCATCAATACCTCGGAGCATACCTTTAACTTCTAGAGCGTTGGCTACAGCGTCATAGAGCTTCTTGATGGATGGTGTCTGCTTCATAAAGGAAGCCTTGAGTGCTTTCCCTTGCTTGGCGTTACCACCAACAATAGAACCAATCTTGGCGTCACCTGCACCATACAGGAAGGCGTAGATGAAAGTCTTGGCGTCATCACGAGTAGGCAACCCAGCAGCCTTTTGGTTGGCTGTATGAATGTCACCTTCTAAGATAGTCTTGGCATACTCCTTGTCACCAAACAAAGCTAAGTAGTGAGCAAGGCATCGCAACTCTAAGCCACTAGCGTCAGCACCTACTAAAACTTTACCCGTTGGGGCTGTCCAGCAAGAGCGACACTCTTCACCATAAGGAGCACGTCCCGAAGGAGTCTGAGCCACGTTNGGATTCCTGTGTGTACATCTGCCTGATACAGCACCATTCGTGTTGATGGAGCCGTGGATACGTCCCTTCTTTTCTAACTTGAGCCAAGCTTGTTTACCCTCAGCCACTTGACCGAGCCGCTTGGTGACGAGGAGGTACTCAAGGAGCTTCTCGGATTGGGTTGTTCCGATTTCCTTTAGTACCCCCTCGTTAATTGCTGGTCGTTTGCCTTCGTAGGCGCTNGGCTTCCAGCCATTAGCCATTAGACGTTCCGCTATTTGGTCGCGGCTATTTGGGTTAAACGGAATGAGCTTTGTCACTTGCTCACCCTTAGTAATCTCCTTTGGCTTGAATCCCTTTTCGACCAAGGCTTTCTTGGTGCGGGACTTTGTACCATCAGGAGCGAGCCACCAATTACTCTTGGTGACTTCTTCAGTAGGCGCGAATACTTCACGCAATTCTACATCCAGAGCAGCTCTACGACCCATAAGGGTAGCAGTAAGCTTCTCGGCTGCTTTAACATCAAAAGGAAATCCGTTCATCTCTTGGATACGGATAATTTTAGCAAAGCTGTGCTCTAAGTCACACGCTTGCTGGAGGCCNCCTAATCCCTTCTTGAGAAAGAACTCATAGAGAGACTTGGTGACCTCCACATCTTGCACACAATACTCCTCCATCTCTTGAGACCACTGAGACCAATCTTCAGTTTCCCCGTGGTCGCTCTTGTTGTTACCAATGCGATAACCCCAAGCCTTTAAGCTGTGGGAACCAATGAGGGGCTTAGGGAAACCTTCACGTTTGAAGTCATCGTTACGGATGTCAGGGAACATAAACCTAGCAATNACTGCTGAGTCTAACACACCCTCGTGACGGTAACCGTAGAGCTTCCACAGAGCGATGGCATCAAAGCCAATGCTGTTGTGTCCTACGATATGGTCAGCAGCCGAGAGACGATCCAATCCTTCTTGGATGTTGTCTGCTCGGTAAGCACCTGTTCCGTTTTGGTCTATTACTACAAGGCAGTGCAGGTCTTTGAGGTCACTTAGAGTTGACCAGTCCGTGATGCCGTTGGTTTCGATGTCGAAGAATGCGAGTGTTTTCATGTGTGTGCTTTAATCAATGGTTAGTGTGCGGGTGTGTCAACGTCTTTTGTCCATAGTTGATGGTGCAACTTTAGGATGTCGGACATCTTCACGATTGATAAGAGGTCTCTACGGCCCCTGCGTTGGTAGCCTTTGTAGAGGGCGTCACTTCCTACAGCTACTCGGTCACCTAGAGCGCAGAGGTTTTCCCCCTTGTTGGCTAGGTCGGAACGTTTAACTAGAACGAAGTCGAGGAGACGCTCAAAGGCAATCCAGTCNGCAGAGCCGTAGAGCCACCCCAGCTTACCTTGAACGTTCTTAAACTCCAGCCAGACTAATTCGTCCTGTAGGGAGTCATCGTCACGGGCAACCTTCTTACGGGCTTTCACGTCAATGCTCCCAAAGTCCGAGAAGTAGTCAACGTGAGAGAACTGTTCCCGAAGGTCAGCCGCTCTGACATTATCAGACCGCACGTTTAACAGTGTAGCGAATGCAGACTCTACTACTTGCCCTCGCTTCCAAGATGAATCTTGTATCCATTTGCTCATATACTCCTTTGGTTAGGGGTTAG